ATGTCGGGTCATGTCGAATTCAAAGGGGCTTACGGAAGTCCGCGCATGGTCGAGAGCTTCGGCAGAACAGTTTACCAACCAGCAAAGAAGGGTGGACGCCTGATGCAATGGTTTTTTTTGGCATATCTAGGCACATTATTGCAACTCCTATAGGGAGGCGATTTAGCGTCTATGTCATTTGACATAATATACATTATGCGAAGAAATGGAAAAAGAACGCTTTGATTCTTAAGGCTTTAGCCCTATTTATAGGCCGCACAGTTTGGCCTTACAATGCAGACAACAAGAGCCTTAAGGCCGCTTAATCCTAGGAGGAAACTAGGAGCCAATTTTGTACCTGTTTGACGATTGTCCAGTAACACAGCAAGACATCGAGCTATGGCTCGACACCATCCCGAACCTTTCCGCCTTACCTTCCCGCCGACAAGCCTATCGCAAAGGATACGGCATTGAGGATAAAATCCGTGCCGCGAAACAGGCCGGACAATGGCCGCCAAAGCGAGGGGAATTAGCATGGCATTTGATGATCGGGAATACGTCTTAAACCGCCGAGGATGGAACCCCGCCAAGTTGACGGGAATGCGTAAGAATCCAGAGATATACAACCCAAAAGAATTCAGACGCGAGGCGCAGACTGTCCACGAATACGACAGACTGCCTAAGTTCAATTACCGCGAAGCCCTAGCACGATGGACAATCGTCCTAGGCGGTGTTTGGATTGCATACGCCGCGTGGCGCATTTACCTGATTACGTTCTAATCAATCTTCCAAGAAAATCACCGAACCCTGTTTCACCTTACCGATTAGCTCCCGCCGCGTTTCTCCCGTTATCCAGACAACCCCCGCTTTGTGGTCGCCCCACATGCCAATTTCGGTTGCCCCTGTATAGAAAACCAAGTCGTGCGCCTCTTCGACTGCGTGCGCGAATGTCTTCGCACGGAGCCAGAACTTTTCAACTTTAGGTTTGATGATGTTGCGCGAGTGCCAGTACTTCTTCTGGTTCTTGTCGGCTTCTTCGAATTCCTTACCAATGTACTTGGTGAGGTATCCCGCCAGCTTGTTACGTTGCCAGTGTTTTTGAGAACCGCCCCAACGCTTTTTTGGAGGTTCCACATTGACAGCACCGAGCGACCTTTCGCCAAGTTTTACGCCCCCTACAAGCCACTCCGACACATCGGACGGGGTTTGACCTATGGCAAGAAGCCAACAGCGGAGAAGCCAGCGAATATCCTGTTTACCGACGACAGCAACATGAATATGGAAAGCGCCACGATCTTGCTTTTCGAGAACGGCAATATATTGCCATTCGGGGTATCTGTGGCGATAGAGGCGAACGAAATCTTTCCAATCAGCGGCAACCTTTGCGCGGTCTTCGACGTTCTCACGATAGGAGAACGTGAGCAAGTGATCAGCGAGGATTGCCTTGACCAAATGGCGGACGTTTTGCCTTGCACGTTTGGAGGCACGTTGCCTGTTCTCTTCGTCGCGCTCTTCCTGTTCCTCGACTGTCCTACGCTTGCGCGGACAATCAAGGAGAGGATTAAAACCCATGCGTAGATTGATGATAGTTTGGCGATTGGCGGGTGTAACACTCACCTCGGTTTGACCGTGCGGGAGCGTGACGACCTTGCACCAATATTCTGGAATCTCTTGCGCTTCGGCTTGCGCCCTGCGCCGCGCTTCATCAGCGGGGCTAGGTACTTTGACTGAGGGGCAGTCGTTGACAACGTCCCATCTTCTGCGTAATGATGCAGTCATTCGGCAATGCTCCTTCGAAAATTGACTTGCTGAACACGCCCCCGAGGACTGCAATCCTGCGGGGGTTTTTCTTTTGTTTACCTACTCAAACTGCGTTTCAAGGCCGTCCAAATCAAGCCCCGACTTTTCGGCCTCATCAAGTGCCTTTTCTAGCGCCAGAGTCCAAACCTTGCGCTCACCGAAATTACTTAGGTGAAACTCAAAGAACGTTGGCTCCCCTTCCGTATCAAGCAAAGTTGCGATGAAGTTCATTTAAAAACCTTTCTTCAAAACCGTCCAAACCATTGCCGTTGCTGGTTTGTCCGTTCACCTGTTGCTTAAGTGTCCGTATTACAAGTTAAGCGCGCTTCGCGCGCTCCGGTACTCACTTCGTTGCGTTCCTCGCGGCTCTTCACGCCAACATCAAACCCGCTCAATCCACTCAGGTCAGAAGGCCTCAAGGTTCGTTTCGGCACCGTGGCTGTGCTCAGAAACGATAAGGCTGTTTCCTCCGCGCAGGCCGCACCACTGCCTACACTTTCCACCTTGACCCCTTCCGCCCTTCGTAAAGCAGTGTGGTCATGCCACATGGCGCACCCACTCCCGACGATGAAGCAGTCGGAAGCAGGCGACACCAGTGACAGACCACAAGGAGCGGCGAACATGGTTAAAGTTTGGCGGTACATGAAGGGGGAGGAATTCAAGGCGAGACAATCAGCCTTCGAGTTCTTTTGCCGTGAAGCCGTGGAGTTCCTAGAAGCGTTTAGAGCAGATTGCTTGCAGGGATGGAGCAACCTATTCACCAAGAAGCTAGAAGCCGCGCCAGTGCAGTCCTCGCTCGATTTTAGAGCACCGCTAAACGTCTTTTGGCTTATCCCAAAATTCCGAGCATGAAGCGGGGTTGCAGAGAACAAGCGAATCATTTTCTAAATCCGTTGCGCTTCAATGAATACGAGAACTTCGGAGCTAGTCACGTTCGATTTTTTACCAAGCGACCAACCGAAAAAGCGGCTTTCCGTATCGTCGTCTTTTGCCTCTTCAAGTCCTGCGAAAACGACGACCTCGCCCTCTTTGATAGTCAATTGACTTGAGGCGGTACGCTGGAGCATTGTCGGACTGTTGTTGACCCCTGTAGTCGTCGCTACGAAGCTAGAAAGTTCCTGAGTTATGGACAAGTCAACGAGATCTGCTCGAACGTCTGGCGACACGGTGAAAATAGTTCCTGATTGGCGGTACTCAACAGCCTGTACAGCGTTGCCCTGGTTATCCATTGTCACAGCGCCGAGCGTTGGCACTTGTTGACCCACTGAAAACTTTGCGTTGCCGCCCGTCTTCACTCGCAAAATCGGACGCGATACCACCTTAAACCGCGAATCAGAATCAAGCGCAGAAAACACCGCATCAAGGTTTGGCCCCGCCAGATGCAACGAGGGAGCGCCAGCAATAGAAGCGCCAGCGGAAGCCGTTAGACCACCTTTAAACAGGCTTGCGGCTATCTGAATAGCTGACCCCTGCCCTTTCGTTGTTCCCACCTCATAGATGGCCGCCCTTAGCATTACTTGAGCTTCTGGTGTATCAAGTTGAGTAAGCAAGGAGCGATAGCGTAAGCACTGCGAAGGAGTGCATTCATACGCCAACTGATCGGGGGCGGATTTATCCACTTGCGCCGAGGCCGTACCCTCCCCGCCTTGCACTTGTTGGAACTGTCCAGATGCAGGAAGGCCACGACTGCCTAGTTGGTTTGCATCAGCAACCTTTTTAAGCACATCGGAGAGGTAACGAGCAGAACGGAAGCGCGGCGAATATACGAGCACTTCATTATCAAATTTTTCCGCCTTGCGAATGTGAAGCACTTTTCCGACCTGTTGCAAATCGAAGCCATGCGCGCCGAATAATTCCGCAGTCATTGATTCAATCTGTTTTGCGGGAAGCTTTTCCCAATTGACGGAAACATCATCAGGGGAATGCGTAAAGGCCGAATCGAAAGTGTAGGAACGATGCAACAGATCACCATAAACGACCCGCGCCAAATCAATCAATTTGACTTCATGCAACGCGACAGAGACAGGCGCAGAGAATGAAAGCGAGGGAAGACAGAAAAGGAGAAAGTAGAGAAATTTTTTCATGATCGTGGAGCGCAGACGTATTGCGTATCGAATTGAGTTACAGCGTCTTTAAAAATCTCAATTGAAACAAATGAAGTAATGGCAACAGCAAGTAAGAAGCTAATCATCATCCAGATAAAATCAACAGAGTCAGGCCGTATCACTTCCCAATATTCTTTCAGCGTTTTCATATAAGCCCCTTGTCTGTTTGATTGAAGCGAGTCCAACTTGTTGCGAATCCACCTTCAGGAAGTTCCACCGAATAGCCAAATCCCAACTGTTGAAAATTTGGCGGGTCTATCAATTGGCGAACCTCGCCCGTATTGCTTTGAATGATGAAAGTGAGAACAGCGCCAGAGTTATAAACGCCGACAACACGCCAAGTTAAATTTACTTCTGGTTGATTATTTACCGTTGAATTTTGAGCAGGTGCGCCAGCTATTGAGACAGGCGCGGAAGTCTCTTCGACAGGGGGCGCAGGATGAAACATACGCCAGAGAAAAATAAAAGCGGGAATGATCGGCAACAGCGCGAGAGGTATGCCGTATTTATAAATAGGGTTTGCAAAAAGATTTCCGCGCTTATCGACAGACTGTTCAACAGCATCCGCCCCGCCCTCTTTCTTTTGCGAGTGTGACGCATAAAGAGGGAAATATTTAGGATTGTAAGAGCGTTGGATTGATCGCAAAGGAGAGCGCGTAATCTTTCGGGCATAAATATCGACGCGGTAAAGCTTATCCATTCCTAACGCGGTCAATTTTGTCATGCAATAGATCGTTTCAACTACTCCGCGAACTTGACGGCTCGCGTCTTGCGGGTCTTGCGTGATCAGAACAATTTCACAGGTCAAACCGCTTTCAGGGTCGGGCATCTGGCGATGCATTCTGAAAAAATTCATAACGCGATCAGGGCGTTTTTTTCCGTCTTCGTCTTTCGTGCTGAATCCATTCCAGAAGCGCCATATTTCATCAAGGCAGACCACATCACCAGCGCGAATGCATGGTATTTTTTCGCCAGTAACTGACGCAATGAATCCAGATATTCGAGAACTTAAATCATCGGTATCAGTAAGCCAAAATTGGGGATTTAAAACTTGCGCGTGAGTTACAAGAACGAGTTCGCCGATAGCCTCAAGCGGCACACCCTCCGATTGAAGAATTATTGTAAATTCTTTGATGTCCAATCCCGCGATGTTGGAGACAACACGACGACCTTGGCGGAGTGAATTTAGGATAACTTCGGATACGACTTCATAGGTCTTGCCGCTACCCATTATCCCCGTGTAAAGCTTGAGACTCACGGCTTAACCCTTGCCGCGCATATTACGAGAAACATAATAACGGTCATTGTCTGGATTATCAGACACAGGAAGGCCGCTTATTGCATTGAACAAGGAATCAGAAAAAGAAAAATCTTGAGCCTTGCGAATCTCTTTTTGCAAACACGCTTCACTAATTGGAGTGCCTTTTCCCGCAGGTGTAACAGTAATTGTCCGACCAGCTTCGACAGGGAGCAATGAAAGCTCACCGGTCTTCCAATCAACAGCCATACCTTGAGACTTCAAGTCTTTTTCATATTCCGCACGCTCTGCTTTAACGATGTTGTTTTTAGTAATCTTGGCACGAACCCAAGCAGGTAATTCAGACCATTTTCGTTTAGGCATGTTGAATTACTCCTTTGTTAACCGATGACAGGAAGACGACGAATCAGGAAGCGCGCAACATGCGCAGAGATAAGAAGCGGCAGACCGTAATCGAGCGCGAACATATCCAAGAACCACCACACGCCCGAATCAATTCCGCCGAAGCTAGAGGACAAAGAAGTTACACCGACAAACGGCGCAAGGAAGGAAATAGCCGCAGGAATGACAATCGCCATGACTGCAAATATGCCCATAAGAATTACGAACTTGACGACGACACCGCGAAAAATCCAAGAGACAAGAGGCGCAAAAATTGCAAGCATAGTTAAGCCCTCAAAACAACGAACAGCGCAAGGATGGTAAAGACCGCGACCATTGCGTTATGTATAGGCGCGGAATGGTCTTGCAGAAGGCCGCAGTGGCTTGTTAGCTGATGCGAACCAAGGCCGAGCGTAGAAAGGTCTACCGATGGAGTAGGACACGCGCCAGCATGGGCGGGAAGTTGCCAGCTTAAAAGGTTTGTAAAAGTATTACCGAAGGTCGGTAGATCACCAGCGACAGGCGCCACAGGGTCAGAAACAGGAGCGGTGACGCTCAAATCGTTGTGCAGGGTATCAAGCTTGGGATTAATCGAATTGGCGGCCCGTACAGCCTCCCCAGCCCTTGCATAATCGTTCGGGAATGTGACCGTAGAACCAGAAGGCGAAGAAGGCGTAAAGGTAGAACCAGCGGGAGCAGGATTTAAAACAGGGAGACCCGTTACAGGGTCTTGCCCAAGTTGTTCGCCTGTAGTCGTTTGAACTTTGCCCGTAATGGTTCCATCAGGCGCAACAGTTATAACGGTTTTTTGCGTACCAGTATCACCAACAGCATTGGTAACAGGCTGGATAAACTCGACTTGCGAACCGCCATCAGCAGCAGGAATGATTTTGTAATGCCGAGGCTCTCCATTTGCTGTCTGGTCTTGGACGAGAAGACCACCAGATGGCAAAGAAGAGACAGCACCGACAGCAAAATCAACATCGCCAGCGGCGGGAGTAAGAGAAGTTCCCGACCTTTCGTAATCTTGGGAATGGTCTGGAGTTACAGCACGAGCATTAGAAAGAGCGCAATTTGCGCCACTATATCCGGATGGGCATGTAGTGCCAGATTGAACAGCGTTGACATAACCCCATGAGTCATGCGGCTTGAAATCGACGTATGTTTGAGTTGGTGAAACGACTGAACGATTATTAACCAGCTCAGTTATGCCCGAATTCGCATACCACTGAATGTGATTTGCTATCACTTCATCAACCGAAGCACCAGACCATTGAATCCCGTTGAAATTTCCTTGATATGTATAAGCAGGAACAGGGGTTGCAGTTGCAGGAGCAGACGGAGCAGGAACAGGATTCGCAGTAGTCAAAGGAATCCGAGAATATCCGCCCGTTAAATTGTCGACGACGAAATACCCTACCTTGATGCCCACATAAAGAGCAGAAGCACCAACAGCAGCGCCAACAGCAATTGCACCTGCACTTGTAAGACCAGCGGCAGAAGCGGCAGAGCCAGCCCAAGGCCCCGCGATAACATTGCTTGCAGCACCTATGGCAGAGGGCGCAACAGCATAGACACCAGCGGGAGCAGGAAGAGCCGCGTAAGCTTGACTAGGCAACCAGCATAGCCAAATTGAAATTATAGGGAGAACGACACGCGCAATGGTGCGGCGATAGTTACTCATTGTCGTCAAATCCTTTGACGAGCGCCCAGCCCGACATAATGCCGAGGCAGAACAGCGCGAGATACCAGAATTCAGTGAGAGGATAAACAGTTGGCATGATTTAGAAGGGGAAGGCCGAAGCCCTCCCCGCCTTTATTACATGGACTTCACAGCGTGGATGACCATCACTGCGCCCTTTTTCAGGACGTAAAAAGTGATCATCAAAGCGGCAACAGCCAACACGCCCAGACCAACATCGGTAAAGCTGATGCCAGTAGTCAGGTCGGCGATAGTTGCAGGAGGCAAAGCGAAAGCAGAAGCAGAAGCGAACAGACCAACGAGAACAGCCGAGATTTTCTTCAACATGATATTGCCTTTCAAAAAAGTGGGTAGTTATCCCACATACCCGAATCGGTCGGGCTACCGTTTGAAACATCCCCTAGGGGATTTTGTGCGGGGTAGTTATCCCCGAAACTAGAAGCGGCGAACCGCGTTAATAATCGTTGCCGCGTTACGTGCGACAAGGTACAGGCCGAGGATTAAAGTCATCGCCCAAGACCAATAAGCCGCGCCTACCACTGGGTCAAAAACCGTCCCACCGTAAATTGATATTGCAGGGTCGCATAATGGAAGCTTGATAGCCTTCGCCGTTGCCGCCGTTGCCGTTGTTGCGTTCATTGCAAGCGATTGCAAGGTCAGCGTGAAGGTATTGGGAGCCGTAAAGGTTGCCGCAGTAGGCCAAACGAGAATGTTATTAGTCGTCGTCGGGAAGGTAGCTTGCAGAGCCGTTAGAGCGCTTGCGCTTGTCGCATGGCACACACCGTTGGCGAGAAATCCAGTTAGAGCCAT